CGCTCAAAGCAAGAAGCCCTGAAGTTGTTCCAGCGGCCGCTCCTAAAGCAGCACCAAAAGAACCAAAGCTAGTAAAAGCTGCTGCAAATCCTTGTGTAATAGCTCCTGTGGAGCTAACTGTTAAGAAGCCTCCTGCGGCTGCTCCCATACCTGCTGTCATTACAGTAATTGCTACTGCTGCAAGAATCTTTGCAGGACCGCTTTTAGAGCCTGCAGGAATTGGAGTAATAATCATATCTCCCTCTCTGTACAAAAGAAGAGCTTCCGCTTCATTTCTAATAGGTCTTCCTTCTACTTCAAGTATAAATCCAATATTTTTTTCGTGACACTCTTGAAGATATGGCATAAACCCCGAAAAGTTACATTTCAAGCATCGAAAAACATCAGTAAAAGAATCTGCGGCCATTTGGAACTCTTTTCCAAAACGAACTCCCATTTCTCCCTCTAAGTATACATTACGCTTCATATCTATAAATTCCTACAATATGCTTTCTCCAGAAGGGATACAAAGATTCTCTACAAGAAAGTCTATTTACTGCATGATGAAAAAATACATCATTTCCTAAGTATATTCCACAGTGGTTTGGCACCTCTGCTTCTATTTGAAAAATTAAAACATCGTTTTTTTGAGGAGTGTCTACTTTAACTAATCCCCAGTTTTTTATGTTTTCTTCTGTAAAATAATTTAAATCTTTTAGCCACCAATCATCTTCAAAAGGGTCTCGAGGAGGAATATGTATTCCTTCTGCTGCAAGCCAATCTCTTGAGGCTTCGAAACAGTCTGCAATTGCAAACTTATACTCTCTACCAAGCAAAGGATTTACGTTTACTTTAGGCTCTAGTATATTTAACTCCATATCAGGATAGCTAAAAATATAATAAGGTATTCCTAAAGCGTTGCAGTTATCTATATCACCTTCACTTGCCCTATTATCTGCGTCTGGATGATTATGAACAATTCCTATTATGTCCATGCTTCTTTTATGTTTCATGTAGTCTGTGGAGGACATAATAAAATCATTATCATCTTCTGCTACATTTTCGCAAGGATAGTACCTTTTCTTTCCTTTTACAACCCCTATAACTCCACAAGCTTCTCTTGGATATTCTGCTTCAAAATGTTTTTGTATCTCTTCTATCACTTAAACTTTCTCGATCCGGGGAACCCACCAAAAGGCAAAGAAACTGCAGTATTTAAAGTATCGTCTGTATTATTTCCTTGAAAACGTTTTTTACACCCTGTTAAAGTTTTTGAACATACATCTAGTCTTTTCCAATAAGAAGGATGTTTAGTAGGGTCTTTGTTTGCGGGAACTGCTCTTAAAGCTTCCCATATTTGAGTATGCCCATTCGCTGTTGTTTTAACTTTAGAATCATTTGCATACGTACCAGAGCTAGACCATGCAGCTATAGTAGAAATATCTCGAGTAATTAACTCGTCTTTTTCGTTAAAGAATCTTCCATTGCCACTTAAAGGCCAGTTGCACCCGCCTTCATTATTTAAAGTACCTCCCTGGTATCTCCAAACACAGTATCTACCAATTACTACTCGACCCGGTACTTTTACACCTTCTACATCAATAGGGCTAGCAAGCTCAAACTCTACCATTATACTATCCTCTGAAGCTACTCTATCAATAATATATGTTTGACTAGGAAACTCTACAGGTGAAGCAGTTGGATGTGCATCTGTACTTTTATACGTATTTGAAAGCAAAGTTCTTCTGTAGTCTATTCTAGTATTTAATAGGCTTTCATTTTTGTATAACCCTTCATCTACTAGAATAGAGTAAAGGGTTTCTTCATCTCCGGTACCATCTTCGTTATTTGAAATAGAACGAGTAAGAGTCGGAATATTAGCTACTCTTAAAGAAGGGCGAGGACTGACTCCTGCTCCATTTAGCTCTACACCATCTATTGAAACAGGTATAGCAAAATACTCTTTTAAAGGATATTTATTATAAGTAGCAGAATTTGAATCTGTATCTAGAGTTTTACTTGGAAAATAGATATTAGTAGTTCCGTCATCTAGCCCGTTAAAGATGTATACTTTTGCGCCGCTCGGTAGAGTTACATCAAATAACTCTACGTAAGCGTCTTCAATTTCTTGAAGTTGTACTGTATCAATTAAATCTGTCATAATTAAGGCTCGTAAACTCTTCTTAATTCGCAACTTAAGCTGTGATTAGTTGCTTGTCCATAACTTATACTATAGTCGTCACATACGACTTTAAGTGTGCTAGTAGTAAGATTTCCACTACTAAAACTATCTGTAATTACAAAATCAAAACTTTTACCAGCGCTATCATCTAAAAATGCAGCAATAAGATTTATATCTGCTGCATCCCTATTCTTAAAAGATATACTAAACTGATCTTGTTTTGTATTAATACCGTCAAGCACTCGTTGCTCGTATCCATCACCAAACTTTGCGGTAAGAACATTATGCTTAGATTTTCTTGAAAGTCCTCGGTCTGCTACTGCTTCAAAAGCGCCTGCATTTAATACGCCTTTTAGTGAGTTTACTTTGGTTGCAGAAATTGTAAAACTAAACGTAGCCATTATGCTGCTCCATGCTTATTAAGGATTCCGCCTGCTCGCTTCTGATTGTGAAGCTCTTTTTGTACTGCTGCGGCAATGACTTGTCCAAGATTTGAAGCATCTTGGCCACTTGAAGAAGACTGTGTTTGTCCCTCTGTGCTTACATTTACAGTAACATTATTTACACTTTGTCCCCCATTTTTCATTTCTACAGGAATTGAGTTACCGTTTGGTAAGGGAACTACAGCTTCTGTACCATGAAGAATTGCGGGGTATCCTGCTTCTCGTCCCCTAGCAATACCACCCGCGGAGTAGGATTCAAACATTCCTCCACGTCTTGCTGCAGGAGCAGGTATAGCTGCTGTTACTGCTCCAGAGCCAGGTAAAATCATATTCATTGCTGCCATTACAGCTTTTTGAATTAAAAGCTTTGCTATCATTTTTGCTATATCTGCAAGAATTGCCTTTGCCATATCTCCAAAAGCTTGTTTTGCACTTTTTGTTCCTTGTATTAACGAATCGAATGCAGACACCATATTATTTGTCAAACTATTTCCTGCTGCATTCGCAAGTTGATTTACATCGCTTAAATCTTTTTTTGCATCTTTTAGCCCTAAAAGTTTTTCTTTTAAGCTGCCAATCTTTGCGGCTGAGGCGTTTTCTACATTTTGCAATGCGGTTGCTTCTACAGTGCCAAGCTCTGTCGCCAGCCCTCTCAGCTTAGCTGCTCCTTCCGAGTCGCTACCTTCAATTTTTGATGCTTCTGCTTCAAGTTGTGCACGCAGTAATGCATATTCAGCACTAATCATGGCTTTTTTCATATCATTAATTTTTACTTGTGTTTCTTCTTCAAACTTAATTTGAGCCTGTAATGCTGCAATTTGTTGATCTAGTTTCATTTTACCTTCGTCGACAAACTCGAAGAAAGGATTTCTTTCTGCTTCTCTAACTGTTGCGGAGTCTTGAGTCGCTTGCTCTTGCTGCTGTATTCTAAATTGCTCTCTTTGTACCGCTAAAATCTTTTCTCGAAGTTTTGCCTCTCTTTGTTTTTCTTTAAAGGTTGCTTCAGCAATTCTTAGGGTATCATTTTCAATATTTTTCTTTTCGTCTGCAAGAGCATTTCCTTCTTTGTCAAGTTGATCTATCAATTCCTTCACGCCTTTTACGTGCCGAAAGTTTTCCAATAGTTCTCGTACTGCGGTATTTTGATTTATTTTTAATTGAACTGCGTCTGCTTCTAGATCACGAAGCTTTTCTGCAAGTACGGTGTTTTGTCCTGCAAATTGAACAATTTCTTGTTGTTGTTCTTTATTTTCTTTCAGATCTGCATTTAACTGAGCTGTTAATGTATCTGCTTGTGCTGCCGTGGTTTTAAATGCGCCCATCGCTGCTGTAAGAGCTGTAGCTTCTTTTTGAGAATCGTTTAATTGAGAATACATGTCTAAACGATTAAATGTTTCTGCGTAAACTGTAGTATTCTTTAACTGCTCTGCAATTTCCTTTGCTGCTTCCCCGCCTTCTAGCATAAAGGCTCCGTCTTCGCCAAAAAGAGTTATACCTTCTTCTGGTATAGTAGACGCTATTGTGCTAAAAACTCCAAATAATGCTTCAGTGCTATCTTTTAGTCGAGTAAATTTTGTATCTGATTTGTCTAATAAACTGGTTAATTCAGTATTTACTTCTGTTAAACGCGGCGCAAAATCTGAAAAAGAACTTACAAATCTTTGATTAGGCTCTATTGCATTTAAAACCGCATTTCTATACGTATTTAAATCTTTTTCAGATAAAGCTGCTCCTTGAGTCTTGCCTAATTCAGTAAGAACTCTTTCTAATTCTATTATAGCGGCACTTTCTTTATTAAATAGACCTGTTCCTAGAAGCTGTGTTTTACCTGAACTAGCAACAGAAATAATTTCTTCTATAGGCACTTCTACGGGCTTATTTGCAACTTCTGTAATAGCATCAATTGCAGTTTGTCGCATTTGGTCTTCAATTTCTTTTGTAGTAAAGCTCCTTCTAGAGGGTTCTTTTGCTTGTAAAGCGTCAATTGCATTTTTTCTAGCAACACTATAATCTTTTGTAAGAAGACGGAAAAAACTTTCGTCTGTTGCTGTTCTAAACGCTTCTTGCGCGGTTTGTAAGTCAGATGCTCGTAATTTTCTTTGAGCACTAACTAACGCGTCAAACCCAGAAACTACTTGCCCTACTAATCCTGTTTCTCCTTTTAATCTTGCAAAAGTTGCGGCGGTTTCATTTCCTGCGCTCAGCATTGCAATTTTTACTTCAACTGCAGATTCTTGAATTCCTTTTAAATTATCTAAAATCTCATTTGTAGCTTTTTTAGTTTCTGAAACTTCAAAAGGATTACCAAATAATGCAGTCAGTGTCTCCCAAGCTAAAGTTCCAAAAAATAGAATTTGACCTAATATAGGAATTGCATTTAGTAAAGCTGTTCCAAATAGTCTAGCAGCTGCACCGCCTACTTTAAATGCTGCTCCAAGTTTTCCTATAGCGCCTGAAGC